TGGATTGCAAACGGTGTCGGCAACTGGGTTTCGGCCTTGGTCGGAACCGGTATTCGTCCGACGCCCCGCGCCGATGACGCCGACACGCGCCGCGCTGCCAGCCGCGCGTTCGAAAGTTGGGCAGACGACGCCGACGCGGCGGGGCGGACGGACTTCTGGGGTCTCCAACCTGTTATCGCCCAACACCTAGTCATCGACGGTGAAGCCCTGATCCTCATTCACGACGACGCGGACGGGGTTCGCCTTCAAGTCGTCGCGCCCGAACAGTTAGACGCTGCAAAGACCGTGGAACTGGGCGGCGGGCGGCTGATCGTGTCGGGCGTGGAGTTTGACGCCCAGGGCCGCCGTGTCGCTTACTGGATTCTGCCACACCGCCCCCATGCGACGTTCACTGACTACGCCCCATCCGTCCGCTTCGACGCCGCCGACGTGTTGCACGTCATGCGCCCCCTGGGCGCGGGTCAGGTGCGCGGCCTGTCATGGCTGGCCCCGGCGGTCCTGTCGGCGTCGGAACTGGACCAGTTGATGGACGCCCTTCTGGTGGGCGCGAAAACCTCTGCCATGTTTGCCGGTTTCCTGACCGACATGAACGCCACCGGCTCTATCCCCTTCGACGGGGACCAGACGGGCGGGATCATGGACACCGGCCTGGAACCCGGCACCCTGAAGGTGCTGCCCGCTGGCGTCGACGTGAAGTTTTCCGCCCCGGATGCTGCCAAGGACTCGCCCGCCTTCCTGCGGATGAACCTTCAGGCGCTCGCCGCTGCCCTGGGGCTGCCTGAACACCTTCTGTCCGGGGACCTGGCAAACGCGAACTATTCCAGCCTTCGGGCGGGCCTGCTGCCCTTCCGGGCGCGGGTGGAACAGGCGCAATACGGCACACTGGTGCCCCAATTCTTGCGGCCTGTTTGGCGGCGTTGGCTGGTGTCTGAAGTCCTGTCCGGGCGTCTCGACCTGACACCTGATCTGGCGGCGGAATGGATCATGCCCCGCCCGATGCAAGTCGACCCGCAAAAGGACTTGGCGGCGGTCAAAGAGGCATTGGCCCTAGGGCTCACCAGCCGCACCCGCGCCGTGAACGAACTTGGATGGAACGCCGACGATCTGGACGCGGAAATCGCCGCCGACCGTGCGCGCGAAGCCGACCTTGGCCTGACCTTCGGGTCCCCTGACAAATCGGAGTCCAGCGATGACGACTGACACCCTGACACGGGCCGCCCAGACGCGCCCCAACTCTTTCGACCCGGACACGCGAACGGTTTCGGCGGTCATCGCCAGCCCGTCGCCGGTCCAGCGCCGCGACGCGCGCGGCCCGTTCCTCGAAATCCTCACGGCGGACACCCTGGACCTGTCTGCCGCTGAAGGACTGCCCGTCCTCGACTCACACCGGACTGCCAGTATCCGGGACCAGCTTGGGCGGGTTCGGTCCATCACTTCGGAAGGCGGCTCTGTCGTCGCCGTCCTGGAAATCACGTCCGCCGAAGATGCTGCCCCCGTGGTGCAGCGGATCGCGGATGGAACCGTGAGCGGGGTCAGCATTGGCTACCGCGTCGCGGGATGGACCGAGAAACAAACCCCGGCGGGACGGGTGAAGAGCCCCACCGCCTGGACGATCACCGAAGTCACCCTGACCTCGAACCCGGCGGACCCGTCCGCCCGTCTGCGGCACAAAGAGGAGTCCCCCATGCCCGATGACATCATCGAAACTGTTTCGCCCGACACGGCGGAACAAACCCGGCGCACCGATATTCGCGCGCTGGTCCGCTCTGCCAACCTGGACGCCCAGGTGGCGGACGATCTGATCGAGGCGGGCGCGGACATCACCCGCGCAAAGGCAGAAATCTTCGACGCCGTGCAGGACCGTCGCCGTGTGGCCCCGATCATCCGGTCCCATGCCCCGGCAAACGACGACCCGGCGACGATCACCCGCCGCCAGTCCGACGCTCTGGCCTTCCGCATGGGCGCGGGCGGCGACCCCGCCGACGACGTGCGGCCCTTCCTGAACCTGTCTCTTCGGGACATGGCGGTCGACGCCCTGACCCGTTCCGGCGTGTCGACGCGCGGCATGTCGGCGGACGAAGTGTTCACGCGGGCCGGTGAGCACACCACCAGCGACTTCCCCCTGACCGTGAGCAACGCCATGGGCAAGGTCGCGTTGGACACCTACCGCGCCGCCGAGTCCCCGCTGAAGGCGCTCTGCCGCCAGCGAACGCTTCCGAACTTCAAGGATTCCACGTCCATTCGCCTGGGCGAAATGGGCCGCCTGGAGGAACTGGCGGAGTCCGGTGAGATCACCCACACCAGCCGCGCGGAGAACGGCGAAACGATGCGCCTGAAGACCTTCGCGCGCGGCCTCACCGTCTCGCGGAATACGATGATCGACGACAACCTGGGCCTTCTGGGCGACATGACGGCGGCCCTGGGCGAAGCCGCCGCCCAGACGGAAGCCGACATCCTGGTCGATCTTCTGACAGGCAACCCCGATCTGTCGGACGGCACGGCGGTCTTCGACGCCAGCCGCGACAACATCGGCACGTCAAGCGCCCCGGACGTGGACGCGCTGACCGAAGCGCGCCTTGCCATGCGGACCCGCAAGGGCCTGGACGGCAAGACGATCATCGCCGCTGCGCCGCGCTTCCTTCTGGTGGGCGCGGACCTCGAAACGGAAGCGGAACGGGTGCTGGCGTCGATCCAACCGTCCACCACGGGCGACGTGAACCCCTTCGGCGGCAAGCTCACGCTTCTGGTGGAGCCCCGGCTTCCGGCGGGGACGTGGTATGTCTTCGCGGACCCGGCACGGCTGGCGGCGATGCAATACGCCTACCTGTCGTCCGCCCATGGCGTCCAGATTCAGCGGACGGAAGCCTGGGACACCCTGGGCATGAAGTATCGCGCCTTCCTAGACTTCGGCGCGGGCTGGCTGGACTGGCGCGGCGCGCACCAGATTCCGGGCGTGTAACCCATGGCCGTCCTGACCACACAAGAGCGGCTGGAAGAGGCCCAAGAGGCGCTTCACGCGCTTCTGACGGGGACGCAAGCGGTGTCGGTCCATGACCAAAATGGGGAACGCGTGGAATACCGCCCCGTCAGCCGCGCCGATCTTCAGCGGTATGTGGCGGACCTCGAAGCCCAAGTCGCGGGGGCGCGAAAGCCCCCGCACACCATCACCTTCAGAACCTCGAAAGGACTCTGACATGCGAAACTTCGTCCATATTGGCGACAACGTGACCATCCCCGCCCCGGCAACCGTGACCAGCGGCGAAGCCGTCAAAGTGGGGTCGCTCTTCGGCATCGCGTCGACTGATGCCCTGACCGGCGCACCACTGACCATCTCGATCACGGGCGTCTTCGATCTGCCCAAGGTTGCCGCCGACGCAATCGACGTGGGCGCGCCGATCTACTGGCGGTCCAGCGACGGGCTGGTCACGACCACGGCTTCCGGCAGCACGAAGATCGGCGTCGCCGTGTCCGACGCGGGCAACCCGTCTGGCAGCGTCCGCGTCCGCCTCAACGGCGCGTTCTAAGCGGGGACCCGTGGGCCGCGTCGAACATACCCAAGGCCAGACACCGGCAGTCCTTCCGCCCACGCGGCGGGGCCTGTCGCGTGTCCTGGCGGCGGGCTATGTCGGAGTCGGCCCTACCAAATTCGACGAAATGGTTTTGGATGGGCGTATGCCCAAGCCGAAGCGGATCGACGGGCGGAAAGTCTGGGACGTTCGAGCACTGGATCAATTCTTCGAAGCCTTGCCGAGTGACGGCGTGATAGACGACAACCCTTGGGACGATTGAAGATGACCGGGGATTCCATGAAAATACGCTTGAAATACGTTGTCGAAGACGTGGACCGCCACGGCAATGTTCGCCTGTATTTCCGGCGGCATGGCAAGAAAATCAGACTTCCCAGCCCTATCGGTTCGCCCGAATTTCTGGCGGCCTACAAAGTAGCCTTCGCGGGCGAATCAAAGGCCAAGTCCGCGTCCAAGGTGGGGCAACTGGTCCCCGGTTCGGTGCGTTTCCTTTGCGCCGAATACTACAAATCGGCCATGTTCTGTGAATTGGACCCGCGCACACAAAGGGTTCGCCGGGGTATCCTGGACCGCTTTTGTCAGCACAAGAACGACGGCGACAAGCCTTTCGCCCTGCTACAGCCAAAGCACATCCGGGCGCGGCGTGACGAAATGATGGACCGCCCGGAAGCTGCCAACGGAATGGTGAAGGCGCTCCGGCAACTCTACAAATTCGCCGTCCGCTATGATCTGCACGACCGGAACCCGGCCACGGAAATCGAATACTTGAGCCCGAAGAACGCCGATGGATTCCATTCCTGGACCTTGGCCGAAATCGAGAAATACGAAGAGACGCATCCTGTGGGTAGCATGGCACGGCTGGCGCTCGCCCTTGCGCTCTACACGGGGCAGCGCCGTTCCGATCTGGTCCAGCTTGGGAAACAGCATGTCCGCGATGGGTGGCTGATCTTCACACAGCACAAGAACCGGAACCGCTCGCCCGTCCGCCAAGAAATCCCTATCATCCCCGATCTTCAGCGGGTCATCGACGCCAGCCCTACCGGGGACCTGACCTTCATGGTCACGGCGTTCAAGCGGCCTTTTACGTCCAACGGTTTCGGCAATCGCTTCCGCAAGTGGTGCGATGAAGCGGGCCTGCCCCAGTGTTCCGTCCATGGGCTACGCAAGGCAGCCGCTGCACGACTGGCGGAACAGGGCTGCACCGAATTCGAGATCATGGCCATCACTGGGCACCGGACCTCGAAAGAAGTCACCAGATACACCCGCGCCGCCAGTCAGAAGACCCGCGCCGAAAGCGCCCTGAAGCGCATGACGGCGGAACGTAAGTAGGACAAAAGTGTCCCACTTTTCGACGTGGTGGCGGACGGTGGGACAAAATTGCCACCTAAGCCATTGAAATATAAGGACGTAAGAAATGAATGGTGCCCGGGGGCGGATTTGAACCACCGACACGCGGATTTTCAATCCGCTGCTCTACCCCTGAGCTACCCGGGCATCGGGTGAGGTTTCCCTCGGGTGAGGCGGGTTTAGA